TGCAGAGTTTGAAGGTCAGTACAAAGAGCAGATGACTTTCTCGCGTGACCTCTTTATGCTGTCTTTCTACCTATGCGGAATGAACCTTGTCGATATTCTCCGGCTCGATTTGAGCAAGGATAGTGTGCGCTTCCTTCGCCAAAAGACAGCCAGCAGAAGGTCTGAGGACAAATCTACGGAGTTTACTATTCAGCCGGAAGCGCGTGTTCTCATTGACAAACTTATAAAAGACGGCCAGATTATATATAAAAAGAGGTGGAGGACGTACTACTCACTCACCCGGACACTCAACAGGCACCTGAAGCATGTAGCTGAAGCCTGTAAGATAGATCGTCGGCTTATCTACTACTCAGCCCGTAAGACATTTGCCCAGCTTTCCAACGAACTGATGATAAAGGATTCCATCATAGAGTATTGCATCGGCGACTCTATCTCTATGGCCAGCCGAACCATAGGCAACTATATCCATATAAACAAACGGATGGCCGATGCAGCCATCCGCAAAGTGTTCGATGCCGTTGCGTCCAATAAGAGCATGGACGAGCTGGTTGAGGAAAGTGGTCTATAGTACCAGGAGTGCAGCGGCAAAGCAGATAGCCAACGCAATCAGGACTAACCACCATTTTCTTCGCTTCTTTCTAAGCCTCATTTCTTCTTGCGAATAAGCGTCTACTGCCCTTCCCAATTCTGCCATGCTTTCGGCAGCTTTATTGAATGAGGATGCAGATATTGAAAACGCCTTGCCTAATTTTGACAAGCTCTCGACCGACTGGCTAAAATCAACTGTTGTATTCATTTCTCTACCAATTCACTTGCTTTTTTGGTTACTATATATAAAGAGGTGGTGCAGGGGTTTGCTTTTAAGTCTGCCTTATCCTGCATTTGCGATAGCCGACTGGCACTATCTTTCAATACACCACCTCTATTTTTCAATCATAATACTTCACCTCTGCCCCGTTGTCTATCCGGGCCTGCAGATACTTTTTATACTCCTCCTCGGTGTCGCAGGTGACAGAATCCACATAGTCGTATGGAGAGTATTTCTCCTGCTGCTCCAAGATGTTGTCTATCTCCGACCTTTTCTGCTGGCCGTAGGCAGCAACATGGACGGTGCCGCCCTCATCCCATTCTTCAGTGAAGAACCATTTATGCCTTCTGCTCATAGTCACTCACACCCATATTTGTCACACCACTCTTGCTTATCCTTATAGAACTCAGAGAGGGCAGCGTCCCATGCAGCCTGCTCGATGCGGTTGAAACATGGTTCCACCGAATAGCCATTCTCGCAGATTCTCACATTGTGCATAGCACGGAGAAAGTACAGAGGCATTTCTTTCCTGGCACGGTCTATCAGCTGACCTTTGGTGACACAGGCCACGCAATCGCTAATCTGACTCCTGAAGTGAAGTGTCTTGTTCTCAGGAATGTCTTTCAGAGTGTTCTCAATGTTCTTCCTGTAACTCTCATGGAAGAAAGGCAGTCCATCGGTTTTCGCTCCGAACTTCACATTATCGAAATCTCCGTCATCAAGGACAATCTCGCTCTTGCGGTACATTTCGTTTACCTTAGCCTCGGCATTTCCTTGACTCCATGCCTCGACCTCTACCACCCTTTTCAGGGTCTCTACAATCTCTACTTGATACTTCTGATTCATAACTCTTTTCTTTATAGGTCCAACGTATATCCTTTTGCAGTCAGGGCAATAGCCACCTCTTTAGGCAGCTCAAAGCAACCATCATAGTCAATGACTGTGCAGCCATCTACAACGTAGCCGCCACTTATATAGGTGTCCTCATCGTCGCCTTTCTGGTACTCCCATGTTCCTTCACCGGGAGTGATGCAAACCCAGGCACCATTATCAAAGGTGTACTCATGACCACCTTGCTCGTTCACTTTCTCAACTACTTTCATACTGATCCTCCTTCCCTTACCATGTTGTCCCAATCCAAGGGTTTCTTCCACTGTTGATTTCGTCGAGTATCTTCTTCTCGATATACTCTTCGGTTTCCTTTGCTTGTTTGGGAGAGTAATACTTCTCCAGTTCCTCTCGTGGAGCCACCAGCAACATCATCATGCGGTGGTTGTCGATTGCCGGGTTCCAGTTGGCACCACTCAGCCAATTCAAATCGTGTACTTCGGTGTTCAAGACTACATAGTCCAGGCATTTGCTTGGCTTCTGATATTCCAGCTCGGTCCTTCCTAAGTTATACCACTGCCAAATGCAGTTTATCGGGGTGCTGTGATAAACCATGCGCTTGTAGTGTGAATGAACTTCCTGAACTTCGCCCTCCATGAAAGCAAGACGAGTGCAAGATTCAGGCTTGATGCCTAATTTCTGTAAATACTCATGTACGGTCATATCTTTTCCTCCTATTCTTTAGTACATCTTCTGAACGTGGGTCTTATTTCCCCAGCTGTTGATGTAGGTAAACCATTTCTCTCTCGGCTCACATGCCAGAGGAAAACTATTCTTTCTGTTCTCGTAGAAGGCATCGGCATCCTCCTTGGTGCTGAAACGCTTGTTTTCAGTTTTCATTGACGACCAGTTGAAAATCTTAATGATAAACATAGCTGCCTCCTTTCTTAGAAATCAATCTTCTCAAATCCGTAATTGTCAACGTAGTAAGCGGTGCCATCGAGAACTATCACGTCCGATACTGAGAGGCTGTGACCAGTATAGCCTTCCGGCTTTCGGCCCTGGAACTTTACAAAGAGTGTATCGAGCGTATCTTCAACTGACTCTTCTTCCTCGACCTGTCCCTCATAGACCTTGGTGTAGAGGTCACTGTCGAGCTTGCATAAATCACCTTCCATCGTGCAAAGGTTGTTCTCCTTTACAAAGTCAAGACAGGAAAACTTGATGTGGCGGGCATTAGGTGCATCGCTCTCAATCTGATAAATCGAATACTGTCTCATGTTCTTTAAGTTTTGAAGTTTATATCTTATTTACACTACAAAGGTACAAACAATTTATCAAATACGCAAATTTTACAGCTTGTTTTTTCGGAAAAATGCAAAGAAAAAGCGGGAGGTAAAATCCTCCCATCTTTTCCTGGTACTAAGCATCCTCCAGCTTTGCAATTCTCCACTTCGGCTCATCTTTGATGGCGTTCTGGTCACGGTTGATGGGCTGCAGTGTCAGCCCTTGCTTTGACAGCTCATTGAGCAATTCAGGTGTCGGTTGCATCATAGCTACGTCCTCCATCGTTACTTGGCAAGCAGAGCAAGCAGGAGAGAGCGATCTTTTTCACTCGTCTCATATCCTCGATTCAGCTTACGGATAATATACTCTTTCTCGCCTATCAACTCAATAGCCTTGGCTCTCAGGGTATCGTCGTCAGTCTCGTAGGACTGAACCAGGAGCCAGTCGGCCATGTCGCTGACAAACTTCTGGTGAGCGGCCTTCTCTTCCTGAAAGCGTTTCTCCGCTCTATCCAAAGCATTCTCATAGCTCTTGATGTTCTTGTCAAGCTCATTGATATGCTCTCGCATTCCGTTGACAAGGCCATTGGGCTTCTTGTTGTTTTCCAACCACAGCTTGCAGAACTCATCTTTATCCATGTTATCGCAAGCCATATACATTCTCTCGATAGTTGCATACTCAGCAGGTGTGACCTGCAAACCCGTCCGAATCTCAAACTCTTTCTGTAACATAGTCTCTAAATTTTGAAGTTGTTTATCTTATTTGACATTACAAAGGTAGGCATATTTTATCAAATGCGCAAATTTACGAACTTTTATTTACTCCCGAAAACTTAAAAGAAACTAACGTATGAGAGGGCAGTAGTCAGCGACTACCACCCTCTCTAATCAGTATGCAGATGTTACTCCTCCTTACCGTTGAGCTTGTCGATGTCTGCCTGGATCTTCTCGCGCTGGGAAGCGTACTTTTTGCTCACCTCCTTGGTGATGTCGCCGTTGGTCTCAGGCATGGCCTCAGTCATCAGAGCGTCGAGCATTCCCTGAAGGTCATGGGCGAAGCAAACGCTCTTCTCACCGAGCATGGCCTTGATAAACTCGCGCTTGATGGCGTTCCGGTGCTCCTCGATGACCTTTGCCGCCTGCTGGTACCAATCCTCGGTGTTGCTCCATTCGAGGCCAATCATCTTCTTGAAGTCCGGGGCCAGCCGCTTCACAAGGGCAGCATGGAACAAACGCTGCTCCTCGGCTGTCAGAACGGCGTTACTGGTGGAGTAGGCAGAGTCAGCGAGGGCCTGACGCTTACGCTCTACCAGTTCCTCATGCTCTCGCTCCTCAGTCTTCAGCAGGGAGTCCTTGAGCTTCGTTATCTGCTCCTTCGTGAGGTCGCTGGCGGCAATATCGTCGCTGTCCGTTACACCTTCAGGGATGGAGTAGGCATACTTGTATTCGCCACTCAGCTTGCCGTCGAAGCAAACCTCAAACACCTGCTGCAGGTTACCGTCGGCTATGTTGCTGTCGAAGATGGCCTTCACATGGCGGTAATTATCCATCCGCTTCTCGTACACCTCTTCATCGCTGAAGGATGCCTTGTCAGGCTCAACAGGACACAGAGCGTAGGAGCGGCCTGTCATGTTCTGGAGCTTCAGACCATACTCAGTAGCGGCTTTGACAATCTCCTCGTTACCCTCACCCTGATAGACAATAGGCATATCCAGGCCCTTCGCAATGCGGAAGACATTCTCCTGTGCCTTCTGTCGAAAGCACTTCATATCCATGCAGCGCGGACGGGCGGTGTCACCATAGCTTTCAGGCTTATTCTTCGTGTTGAACGGACAGCCCTCACAATCCTTTCCGCAGCTGAAAGATGCGTCTCCGAGCGGGAACGATGCAGTGTCGAGATACTGCATGACGTGCTCATCTATCCACTGCTTCAAGATGTCAATGGTGATGTACTTAATCGGCCACCGGGCGATACTGGCTTCCGTGAAGCAGTCACGGAAAAGAACTTCCTGCTGCTCCTTCGTGAGCTTCGCAATCTCGATGAGCTGGTTCAGGTAGATGTTTCCATTCCTCAGCAGCGGGATATACTCAGGCAGCACATTGTTCAGCTGAATGCGGCTCACCACATAGCTTGATGACTTGCCAAGAATCTTCGCTATCTCCTTCACCTGCATGGTGCCCTCGGTTGAGAGCTTGTAGAAGGCAGCGGCCTCTTCCAGAGGGTCAACGTCCTTGCGCTGCAGGTTCTCAATAATCATTGCAGCGAAAGCCTGCTTATCGTCCAGTTCCTTGATGATGCACTGAATTTCTGTCATGCCGGCAATCTGCGAGGCCCTGTAACGGCGTTCGCCACAGACAATCTCATATCTCGTATCACTGCCCTTCGGCATCTTTCGTACCGTGATGGGCTGAATGAGTCCATTCTCCTTGATGTTATCGGCCAGTTCCATCAATGCCTCCTGGTCAAAGGTCTTTCGCGGGTTAAGACTGCTCGGGGTGATGTCAGTCAACGGAATGTTGCGCACAGAAGCGACTTGAATGTTTCTCTTTTCCATAATTCTTATGCTTTTATTGATGAATGATTCTTGTTAGATGGCCCAGGCAAGTTCTTCTTTCGCTGGGGCCTTTTTCCATGAGTTGAAAACGTAGTCGTTAATGAAGTTCTCATAGCTGAGCACAACAGGCTCACCCAGCTCTGCCTCTGCGTCCACGTTCTCGTCAACAAAGAGCGTAGGCATGATAAGACAGCGCAATACTTTTCCATTCTCAACGACAACTGCGTGAGACCTATCCTTCGAGGTGAATTTCACTTCCTTGGTGCCGGCTAACATTATCGTTGTCAGCAACCGGAGCATGGTGCAGATATTGAAGCCTACGCCGTTGATGACCACAGCATCCTTGTCAGTCGTCTCTTGCTTGCGGGCATGGTAAGCACAAGCTTCTTTGAGCTGCTTCACGTCAAGGACAAACTCTGTGTCGCTATCCTCATGCCTCGGGAAAACACTATCGACATTTGGATATCGCCCCTCGATCTCCTCACCGATGATACTGAGGGTTTTCCCATCCAGTGCCTTGCTGCCCTCGTTCAGGATAACCAGTACATGGCCATCAGAGGCATAGCAACGGCCTTCTTCAAAATGCACACCGTTCATAATAGGTCTGCAAACGTCTTTTGCTACGATGTTCTGATACATCGCCTTGATAATCTTCTTGTTCATACGATTAAAGCTTTATTGATTTTACATTGTATAGTCACTGCCTTCATTGTAGCCAAGGCTAAACATTACCTGCTCTACCTCACGCTTGTTTTCCTCATCCTCCGTTTCATCAGGGAAAGACATAGAGAACTCGTGGCTGCTGGAGCGGTCAAACTCTCCAACCATCCCGTTTTCTTCTAACACATTGCTAAATTCATTAGCTTCGCTTACGCTCTTGAACTCAATTACTACGAATTTCATAATCTTTTGTTTTGAAGGGTTATTTGTATCTTATTTACACTACAAAGGTAGGTATATTTTATCATATACGCAAGTTTTACTTACCATTTTTCCTTTGTCTAATCTTAAAAGAAACTAACGTAATTGAGGGGCTGTAAGAAAACCCTACAACCCCTCTTTTAGCGTTATACTGCAGTCACCAGCTCGTATGCCTGTTGCACCTTCTTGGAAGCGTAGCCAGTCATCAGACTGTCAAACTTCTGCTCCTCATTTTTGAAATCGTACTCGTTCTGGTAGAACGTCGTCAAGCCGTTGATGAGCCACATTCCCGTACCCTTAGCACCTACGTCCTGACCGATGCCAGTCTCAATCGTGCCTCTCACCTTGTCGAACTGGTTCTTTGCAAAGGTGCTAATATCGGCGTGATGAGCGTCGCCAGTGGCCTTGTAGATAGCCTTGTTCTTATCAGAGTACAGAACTTCTGCCAGGATGCGGTCAAGGTCTCGCTCGGCCAGCTTAATGCTCTGCAGGTGGGTGAAGCGTTCCTCCATCGACTTCTTATAGATTTCGTACATGTGGAGCGTCTGGTAGGCAAACTCGGCATTCTCCTTGTTTGTCAAATCGAGCCGGCTGTTAATCTGTGAAGTGTGTCGCAGGCTGATCTTACCGAAGTTGTGGGCCATTGCGAAGTTCAGGGTATTGTTACATACCACGCGGACGGGCGTAACCATGCAGTTCACGGCAGCGGTGCCATCGTGAGAGGTCGTAAACACAACGTACATTTCTACCCGGTCATCGCCCTTGTTGTCGAGGATAACCTGCTCAGGGAACTTGGCACTGATGAAAACGCGCTCACCGTGTCCGAGGACTCCAGCGGTCTCAATGACAGGCACATGGTCATTACCCAGCTCACCAGAGCAAAGGGTATCAACGAACTTGAAAGCGTCCTCATTCTGAACTACACCGTAGTAGTCTGAAACAACGCCTAACGACTCTTGCGTGTCGAGTCTCACCGTGGCCTTCCGTCCGCTAATCTGAGCACTCAGGATTGCATCGCAGATAGCTTCTGCATTATTGCTGGCCATAGCCTCAGACAGAGCGGGCGTGATTGCCACTACTGGCTGCAATGCCACCTGATAATCAGCATGGGAGAGCTTCAGGGCCTGCTCTACCGTCATTGGGCCGTCAAACACTTGGCCGAGATTGTGCCATGCACGCTCTTTTCTGCCGTTCTCTACAAAGCTGGCGACTTCCACGCCATTCACTTTCTTAATCTCTAAATTGTGAGCCATAATCTTAAATGGTTTTGAGGGTTAAACTTATCTTATTTGCTTTTACTGTTCTCTTGTGTCATACGAATACTGGAGGTCATCAGGAATCCGCTTCACGTCCTCTTGTGTGTATGCAAAGCTGAGCTTGTCAACCAGCTCACCGAGGGTGTTGCATCCATAGAAGTTCACTGTGTAAGCCAATACCTCAAAATTGAGGGTAGCGAGTTCTCTTAAAATCTTTGCTTTCATATCTCTAAGTTTTGAAGTTATTATTTATCTTATTTGACACTACAAAGGTATAATGATTTTATCATATACGCAAATTTTACTCAGAAATTTATCTGTAGCTATGGTTAAAAGAAACTAACGTAAAATAGCACCCCGGAATGGAGTGCTATTGATTGCTTTTGCTTGGTTTTCGTGGGCCATATCGACCATAGAGCTTGCGTAACTTTTCCCACCAATATTCAGAGTAGGGATTGCGAGAGCGGAGCGATGTCTGCTTCCCGGCTTTCGTCCAAAATGAGACTATCGTTACACCTTTGCCAATATAGACCCACACCCCATAGGGGGCAAGCATCGTCGGCTTCCTTTTCTTGATGTATTCGCAAATCATGGCAGCACGTCGATGTTCTTTGAATAGTCTGATGCAATGCGCTTGCGGACTTCACGTAAAAGGGCGTCCGTTTCATCCTCGCAAGCCAGCATAGCCTTATAATTCTCTGTATTCTTTTGCCGTCTGAAGGTTGTCTGCTTCCTTCTGCACTCACGTACCTTGTCAATGAGCGCAAGAAGCGTAACGGCTTCTACTTTCTTTGTCATAGGCAGTAAGGTTTATAAAAATAGCCCCTCACCTGTCTGCTGGCGGCAAGGGGCTCAGTATCTCGGAAGTTGGCTAACTATCTCAGCTTCGTTGTCGGTACTTCGATTTTACCCAGTAGGCAAGGATGCCTACAATGATGAGCAGAGACAAGGCCAGCAAAGCACCTGTAGCGTAAGATAGTTGCTTCGTCTCTGTTGCGGCAAGGTCTTTCTCGCTCGATTTAGTTTCTTCTCTCTTAGCAGACTCTTCCTTGATAGCTGCTGAATTATTCACGGAGGTAAGGGCGTTCTCATTCGTTGTCTCATTCTTCTGATCGCCTTTGCGCTCAGTAGTCCGGCCTTTATGCTTGACAATCGTCTGCTTCTCTGTTTTCAAGACAGGAGAATGGCCGGAGCTGTCGGACTTGCTGGTGTCGTACCAGGTCGTTTCGGTCGTAATCACCACTTCTGTACTATCGTCAGTACGCTCAGTGAGCGACGTCTGGGTGACAGATGAAGATTGAGAGCTTGCGGTTGCCTCTGTATGACTGGTAGCTGTCTCAGTGGTATTCACCTGTTCCGTTCTCTCTGTGTTCTCCTTAACCGTTTTCTTGTATGAGCCACAAGACGAGAAAAGAGCGCAACAAATCAGAAGGACAACGAAAACGGCCAAATAAGCCAAAGAGCAACAGCAGCCGATTTTGAAAGCTTCTTCCGGCTTCAAATCCTTCTGAGGGGGTAGCCAGTATTCGTTTGGGTCGTGATAATCGTACATAGTCATTGCAGTTAGATTCTCGAATATTCATCTTTCGCCGAGAAACACGGGCATTCTTTGAGCCATTCCCACGGCTCGATGATACCATTGTGATTCTTATCCGGCGAACAGTCTCTATGCCCTAAGATTTTTGCATGAGGGTATAGCTTCCGCAGGTCGAGCAACAGGCAAAGGAGGGCGTTCTTCTGTGCTTCTGTGCGTGTGTCTTTTGCCTTGCCGTTCTTATCAAGACCACCGACATACACCACCCCTATTGTATGGCTGTTGCGGTTCTCTACATGAGCACCTGATATGTCAACGTCTCTACCGTTGTGAACGCTGCCGTCCAGGTACACGACATAGTGATAGCCAATGGTCGAGAAATTCCGCGCCTTGTGCCAGCGAGTAATGTCATCTACCGTAACCTCCTGACCTTCCCGTGTCGCCGTGCAGTGAATGATAATCTCATCTATCCTACGCTTTGAGCGTTTCAGGTGAAAGACTGAGGCTGTCACTTTCGGCAACAGCTTTGCAAGGGTGGCAGGGCCGACGACTCCATCAACCGTAAGGCCGTGGTCTCTCTGGAACTCCCTAACCTTTTCTTCTGTGAGACGGCCATAGATACCATCGGGCCAAAGATTCAAAGCCTTCTGTATCTGTTTGACCACTTCTCCACGCGAATTTCTCTTATATATCTCCATTTCTATAACTTGTTGGTTAATCTTTCGGATAGCTGAGATTTTCAGCGGTGATGTTGTAAAGACACTCGATGTATTCAGCAGCCGCCTTCTTTGCTTCCTGAAGGTCATGGTACAGATAATTTCCGCACTCCTTCATCGTGGCTCCTGGTATCTCTCCCTTATAGTCACGGATGAAGGTCATGAGCCTTATCATCGTATCAACGAGCTGGTGGCTGTCCCACTCTCCTTGCAGAATAAGGTAGAAGCCTGTAGCGCACCCCATAGGGCCGAAATACACAACCTTGTCACCAAGCACAACGTCATTACGCAACCACGTCGCCCCAAGGTGCTCTATGGTGTGCATCGCTTTGGGCTGAATATACGAGTGGTTCGGCCACTGCATACGAATATCAATAGTGGTCAGTATATCACCGCTCGGCGTGTTGTCTCTCCTTGAAACGTAGAGACCTTCTGACAATCTCGTATGGTCAACGAGGAAACTCTCTATCTTCTTCATTTGAACTCACTAATAATGTTGGCCAGTTGACGGAAAGAAGCGTCTGCTGCATTCCGCCAAAACGCATCGTAGTCACCCTCACTACAGCTGTCGCTGATAACGCGGACAGATACCATCGGCGTATGATAGAGGTGACAGACATGAGCAATCGCTACGCTCTCCATATCCACCGCAATAGCTGTTGGGTGCATATCTATCACTGGTTGCACGTCGCTGACGAACTGATCTCCACTGACGATAAGGCCGTGATGTGCATTAGGGCAAGCCTTCAAAGCAACACCTAACAACCACTCGTCGGCGACAAACTCTGCAGGGAGCCCTTGCACTTGCCCAGGCTCCAGCCCTTCACCACAATAGACATCATGGTAAGCATAACGTTCACCAACCACAATATCGAGAGGTTTCACGTTATCTGCCAGAGAGCCGGCTACTCCTGTTGAAAGCACTATCACTGGGCGATATGTGTTGAGCATTTCCGTTACACCAACGGCAGCGTTGACCTTGCCGATGCCGCATTTCAGAATGACAACGGAAACCGCGCCCATCGTACCGACATAGTATTGGTTGACTCCCTTCTGCTCACAGGAAAGGTTGGAGACATGCTGCTTCAGCTGCTCCAACTCTTTCTCCATGGCAACGATAATTCCTACCTTGAACTCCTTCATTTGGAATGGGCCTTGAAGTAATCGTTAATCTGCTCCACTGCATCGAGAGATTCCCATGTGAACAGAGCCACACCATAGGTCTCTCCCTCGATGGTCTTGTTGATGCTGGTACACTCACGGCCAAAATGTCCGTATGCAGCGGTTTCCTCATAGATAGGATGGCGCAGCTGCAGTCTTTCCTCAATGGCTTTTGGCCGGAGGTCGAACAGCTCCTCTATGACACCTGCCAGCTCTGCATCTGAGAAAGCGGTCTGGTTGGTTCCGAAGGTGTTCACGTTCACACTCACAGGCTGAGCGACACCAATGGCATAGGACAGTTGCACAAGCATTTCCTTCGCCACTCCAGCCGCTACCATGTTCTTTGCCACATAGCGAGCCATATATGCTGCCGAGCGGTCAACCTTACTGGGGTCTTTACCAGAGAAGGCACCGCCACCATGTGCGCCTTTGCCACCGTAGGTGTCAACGATAATTTTACGGCCAGTGAGACCAGTATCACCATTAGGGCCACCGATAACGAATTTGCCAGTAGGATTGACCAGCACCTTCGTCTTATCGTCAAACAGGGCAAGGATAGCCTCGTCCTTTATGTGGTCTTTCACACGCTCGATGATAAGCGTCTTAACGTCATCCTCAATGACAGCGTGCATGGCTTCGTCGTTATCTCTCATACCCTCTGTTACTCTGAGGCGCACACCAGGAAACTCGTCATGCTGTGTGCTGATAACGATAGTGTCAATATGGGTGGGCTTGCCGTCCTCACCATATTCGACTGTCACCTGACTCTTTGAATCCGGGCGCAGATAGTGCATACCGATGTGCGTCTTTCTGGCAATCGCCAGCTCCTTCACGAAAAGGTGAGCGAGATACAAAGGCAGCGGCATGAAAGTCTCTGTCTCGTCGGTGGCATAACCGAACATCATACCTTGGTCGCCGGCACCTTGGTCAAGGGGATTCTCACGCTCTACGCCACGGCGTATGTCGGCGCTCTGCTCATGAATGAGGCTGATGATACCGCAGCTATCGTCAAAGCCATATTCAGGCTTCGTGTAGCCGATACGTTTGATTGTCGAGCGCACAACGCCCTGAATGTCAACGTAGGCAGACGAGCGGACTTCTCCAGCTACAATCACCTGCCCAGTGGTTACTAACGTCTCGATAGCCACCTTCGCGCTTGGGTCTTTCGCCAGGAAAGCGTCAAGGATAGCATCGCTGATCTGGTCGGCCACCTTATCAGGATGACCTTCGGAAACTGATTCCGACGTGAACAAACTAAATTTCTTCATGCTGATTATTTTGTTTTTGGGTTTCTTCTCCCTTTTCCCCCTCTATGTCTCTAAGGTCATGGAGGTCAACTTCAAAATGTCTTTCTGTTTTGTCGATAAGTATTTTATGTAGAACCTTCCAAAATCGGCTCTCTTGCTCCGTATCTCTGCATGACGCTTCATTCTCAAGTATCGAAAGACCTTGCTCAAATGCTATTGCTCCAGCAACAACGTAACTCAGCGGAATGCTAACATGAACAAAAATCCAATGCTCAACGATGAAAGCAAGAATGATAAGCCAAAGCCTTTTAGGTATCGTCTGACGAATGACCTTTCCAAAAGCGAAACTGGTGAAGTGTGCCTTTTCTCGTTTTGTCTTATCCGGGTACTTCAAATGCACTCGCTGGTCAAGCTGATACGCCGTCCATGCATCGTACAGAATCAGGATAATCACCACAATCATCAAAGGAAATGTCGGCTGAAACTCAGCCACGAACCATCCGAAGATACCACCAAGGAAAGCCCAAACGCCTTTCCAGCTCAAGCACCAGTCTATGCAACCAATGCACCAGTTAAACAAAGTATTCGTCATGCCTTTTTCGGCAAAGTTACAGAATTTTTCACCCTGTATGCCGTAGGCATGACGAACTTTTAGTGAACTGCAAAGTGCAGAAAGAACGGCTCGCTTTGGCTCGCCGATGGCGGCTTCACTACTCTTTTTCCTTCTTTACTGGGCGGAAGTTCAAGGCAGCATACAGCTCTATGAACTGACGGCCGGCGTACTCGGCCCGTTCCCGTGTTTTGAAGGCCAGGCGAGCGCCGATGCGCGCGCTCGAGTGCGAGAAAGCGTGAGTCGAGCTCGCGAACGAGAGACCGCATGGCGCACCGTTACTCGCGTAACCCCCGACGTACAGCAGCTGTGCCTTGTCATCCTCATCCATACGGTCTATCTCTTCCTGAGTATAGGGGTAGAACCAGGGATAATAGCGGTACTCGTCAGTAGTGAACTTCGGGAACTCGTCAAGGGTGGTCTCAGAAAGTCCGTTGATAGCGGCACAGATAACGCGCAACTTCATGAAGGCCACCACGTCGGCACCGAGCAAATCAAGCGTTCTGTCATCAATAGGGAACGTCATGCCTGTTGCCATCATTGCGTCCTCAAAGGTGCGGATCGCCTCATAGGTCTCGCATTTTTCAAACTCCAATTCTTCAGCGTTCCAGCGTTTCTCATTCTTTGCAAGCTCCTTGATGAGAGCTTCCTTTTCTTCTTCCGTGGCTGGTCGCAAGGTGTCAGCATTCCAGTATGCTTCCTCTTCTTCGAGTTCGCCACCGACATTGATGTGAGCATAGCAGACAATCTTGTCTTTGGTGCCGCTATACCATTCCTTGAAGATGCCGACAAGCAGCCCTTCAACGCAAGAATCGTCACCAAAAGCAACAAACTCGCCTTCTTCAGGGTTATACACTTCGCGGGCTTCCTGTGTCTCACCTACAGAAGCGCCACAATTTTTCATCAGAGTTGCCAGCTTTGTGACAAACTCTTCTGCCCGATCATCGGGTACGTTCAAAATAATATTCTTCATAATCTCTCAGTTTTGAGGGTTTATCTTATTTACACTACAAAGGTACAAAGAAGTTATCAAATGCGCAAATTTACTCATCTGAATTTTCCTTGTTTTTCTCTTTGTTCAGTACATGGTGAGGTGCAGGGATGCTTGGCGGTAATATCTTCTGCCCCATGCGCTCCACCACCATATCTATGTCTTCCCTGCTGTAGCACAATGACAGCATAGCTTTATACAGGCGACGAATGACTCCGGCAGTGATACGGTCGTGTTCCTTGCCATAGTGCTTGTTAAAGCGATTCTGCATGAATAGCGTACCCAGCAGAAAACCCACCAATACGCTGTAGATAATCGATAACACCATTATTGTAGTCATAGCTCTCCCGCCTCCTTCGGGGTTTCGTTTTCTGTTTCTTGCTCAGGCATCCCGAGCATTTTGCGTAGCTGCTTCTGGGCCGAAAGATGCTCCTTGGTCATGTCATAGAGAAGTACACGTAACTCAGCAATAAGCCGTTTCTTGTTTGGTATCTTCTCTATTTTGTCATGTGCTGCATAGCGGAATATCCCCACCTGTGCTGCTTTGTAGATATGCTCCATGCGACGAATATAGGCTATCAATGCCAATCGCTCTCGGAACATTCTCTGATAGTCACCAACTACATACTGAAGAACGCGCTCGTCCGGCACATTATCCTGCGGACGCGGCCTGTTGTCGGGCTGTTCAAGGTATTGCCTCATGTGACCCATGACTTTCGTCTTAATCTCTGTAAAAATGTTCATGTTAAATTCCTTTTTTCTCTCGCCAAATACGATAGATTTCTCTCCTTATATCACCACACTCATCATGGATTCCGTTCTGACTGAAATACAGGCTCACGGCATTCCTGAGAGCATTTTTGCTATCTACCGTCCTTATTTCTTCAGGCAGCTCCTTGAAAATGTTCTCAGCCATTCTCGATACCGTCTCGCCTTTATTTGTGAGCAATCGGTCTATCCTGTCAGTTCCCTTTTTGCTAATCATGCGTCTATAGGCTCCTATGAGTTCATCTGTCCGCGACTCATAGACTGGCTTGTAAGAGCGGTGTGAGATATGCCAACCACAGCAGGAAGGGCAGTAATACGCCCGGAGCGTTTCGCTGCCTGTAGCCAAGTCGCCACCATTCCATTTGATGAAGTCGTTGGCTTTGCGCTCCGTCTCAAAGAGCATCTTCGGGCGGTTGCAGTCAGGGCACCATATTCTATTCTTTGGCTTCATTCTTTTTAGAAGGGAATAAATCGTTTACCAAATCCATCGCTTGAATCTGTCCTCTGACGATTTCCAAGCAGTCATTATGTCCGTAGCAATAGCCGCTGACGAACATATCCTTAGCAA